TTACCGCTTCTCTTCATCCGAGAACTCGGTCTGCGGGACCCGCTGACTCACCCAAGCAGACTGGCATGCATCTCGTAAGCGAAGTGCCAATTGCTTATCCAGAGGGTAGGAGATGTCTCCGGCCACGGCGGTCAGATACGTTAACAGCTCATCTGCATCAGCGCGGTCAAAAGTAACCGTGACTTTTTTCATTTTCTGACGAGCACGATATGCAGCCTGTTTTTCGGCTGGAGTCATTGCACGCTCGCCAGAGGATGGCCTGCCACGAGGTCGTTTAGGCTTGGCCTGCTCGGGTTTCGAGGTTGTTTTGGTCACAGTTTCCAAATCAAGATTGGGGATGCTGTCAGCGCGTTGATCTTTTTCGGTAACTGTTGCCAAATTTTGAGTTTTAGTGGGGCTAGTCGGTGAAGTCATTTTGGTCACTGTTACCTCTGGTAATGGCATGGCCAGTGCGCCTACTGGATTATCGGATGAACGCTTGGCCAGCACATCGGCAATCATTGCTGCGTTCTTGGCCTCAATCTGGCGAAGGCCATGATGCAACAATTTGGACGCATCAGGAAAGACAATAGGCTTCTTGGGCGGCCTCGGAGGTAAAGCAACAGCCTCCTTCTCCAACTTATCAGCCGTCATATCGGCCTCAATCATAAGGGCCTCAATGGCTCGCCGCAGCGGGATGGGTCTGCGTGGCCAGACAGGCTCCTCAAGGGGTAAGTCCGCAGGCGTAAGGCCAAGAGCCTCTAATGCCTCGATCATATCGAAGATATTGTCCTTCTTGATAGCCGCAAGAAGGCTGTTATACCGAACACGAAGTTGAGCAATCTGAGCTTTGTAGTCCATGACAAAACCTTTTTAGTCACTGTCACCACAAACATTATAGTAACAGTGACCAATAAATTAAATCATTACGTAACCGTTACCTTATTTATTTTCACGTAATGGCCTTAAGGCCAAGGGAAGGGATCCCTCCAAAAGCCATTTATGTTCGGCCATCATTTGGTTTCATCTTGCTATCACCGCCAGCAAAGAGGGCGGCGTTCTGTTTACGGCGTAGAGCGTCACCTTCTGGATCGCAGTACACGTCTACAGGCTGGCCCTGATACTTCACCACGGCATGGCAACCGCTGACGGCATCGACACTGGCCAGTTCCTCTGGCCAATCGTCTACATCCAAAGGCGCAACCTCGTCTCCCTTGCGCAGGGCAAAGCAATACTCGACCCGGTAAGACCCAAGATTGTCTTTAATCAGCACATGGCAACTGATGATCAGGCGATGGCCTGCAAAAGGTCCTACAGAAAGAACCCCGCCACCAGACGCAGCAGGAGCGCCGCTAGGACGTACCCCAGCAGTGGGCGAAGCACCCACCGCCCCAGAAGTCTTAGCAGCGGCAGGAGAGGGCGTAGGGGCCTTGCTAGGCTTATCAATAAATTCCGGCTTGATGAGGCCAAAGTAGAGACAGAATCCAATAACACCCAGAAAAAACAGAATTTTAGGATCACGCAGGATCGAGCTACCCGCGATAGTATCCGTGACTTGGCCTGTTGTAGTGGAGTCGTAGAGCTTGAAAACATAGTTGGGCACCTTGTTGAATGGCTTGGCCTGCAGAACATCGGACATAGACGCACCGCTGTTATCCGCAAGATGCAAGACAGTTTTGTAACGCTTACCAAAGCCCAATATCTTCATATTGGTATGTCTGATCGCCGTCTCTGACGCAGCCCTGATCACGGCATGAACCTTCTTGATGTTCGGGGTGGTAAAGACGAAATCCCAGTTGTGGTGACGGTGCATATCAAAGGCAACGTCAATGGTTTCGGGTCGGCCGTCAGCCTTGGCGACTTCCGGCCCACCCGGATAATCGAGTCGGTCGAGGTCGCTCTGGCGCCATGCAGGCGGAAAGATCCGCTGCACTTCATCGACCAGAAAGAACACCCCCTTCGGAGCCCAGTGGTAGAAGCGGGCCAATTGGTCGCGGCCTTCTTGGGCTTCGGTGTCGATATAGGTCACCTTGAACTCATCGGGCACCGCCTTACCCAGAACCTCCTTGCAGCGTTCGGCGGTGAACCCGCGAACGTTGGTTATGATATGGCGGCCTGCCTTGATGGCGGGGATCACGTCGGTGTGAATGGCCCCTGATGATTTGTAAGAGCCTGGCGCCCCGTGGTGGATCTTGATGGACATTTACCACCCCATGATGTTCAGCAGAAAACGGGTCACGAAGGCCTGCGTCAGGATGGCAAGCCCTTTATCCAGATGGATAAAGAGCAGCATCGAGCGAAAGTCGGCGGGGAGGGCATTGAAGGAGTGAGAGATCATTTCACTAAAGTGAACGTTCACCAAAATTTGCTTGGCAACGTCCCATGAGAAGGTAAGCATAAACAACTTAAATTCTACCCATTGCACCGTCATCCTGATTGCCAGCCATGCACCGAACTGGACAGCCAATTGATATAAATCGTTGAAGAATGAATTAAAGAAGTCACCAAGCCATTCCATGACGTATTACCTCTTGAATACAATTGCGAACGCAATGAAGTAGAAAATAAACATCATCAGTGCGGCGATGATGTCCCAATATTCTTTTGCAGGCGGGCAAACGCGATAGTCTTTTCCGCCATAGGTGAAAAAATCGAAGCACTCCATAATTCCGGCAGAACCAGAGAGCTGAAAATCAAACATGTCTTTTACTTCATCACCAATACTTTTGTGTTTGTCAGAGATAGCCTTGTTCGCGTCATCCAGCTTCTTTTGAATGGCAGCTATATCAAAGAAGCAATCACCGCCCGTGCAGGCCGAGTTATAATGAGCAGCTCCTACCGTGAGCGGATGATTGCCGGAGCCAGGCATCTTGGAGTAATCAATTCCGCTGTCGCCGCTTCCCGAGCCGGAACCAGAACCGGTACCGTCACCTGCAACCGAGTTGCGAATATCGCGCAGATCCTTGGCCATGAACTTCATGCCTTCAAGCATCTGCTGCATGGATGGATCACCCGCACCACCACCGGAAGAGCCGCCGCCCGTTGAGCCGCCAGAACTGCCCATCTTGGCGCTGATTTGTTCTAGGGTGCCTCGCATGGCGTTGATATTGCCTGCCATGCCATTAGAGCCCATCGCACCCGCAATGCTATTAAGCGGGTTCTGCATGCTGTTTAACTTCTGATCCATGCTGTTGAATACACCCCAGCGCATGGCATCCAAGACACCAAATAACCGGTCTTGGTCAAACTCTCGTCCGGCAGAACCGCCAGAGCCAGAATCGCCCCCTTTATCTGCGATTTTCTTAAGATGGACATTACTCTCCTGAATACCTTGCTCAATGCGAGACAGAGAAAGGTTAGAGCCCTCCATAGAGGATTGGGCTGCACGGTTATATTCGGCGATATCTTTTAATAGACGCTCAGCAGTTTCAGTTGCATTAACAATACGCGTTGTATCGCCACTGATTTGATTTACCCGTGAATATATTCGTTCCGTACCTTCGGAGAAGGCGCCAATATGTTTACCAAGGTTTTTATTGAGCTTGGCAATAGATGCGGATACAGAAGTCCCTGTGGCATCACCCACGACCGGATTAAAGAAATCCCAGTCCTTAGGTAAACCGCCGTTCTCTGAATTATTGCCTTCGCCCGGTGTATGGCCGCTGCCGTCAGAGTCACCGTTACCACTGCCATTATCGGTATAATTGCAGGCCGTGCCGGTGGTCTCTACTGGCCCCTTGGTATTGGCTAAAGGCAACTCAACACAGACCCCCTTGCAATTAACCTCGCAGCCACCCAGTTGTGATGAATCGAACTTCAGGCAGACAGGCAACCGAGTGGCAATCGTCACGTTCCCCAGCTGAACACCGACTGGACAACCAGCAATAGCAAACGCCAGCGATGGAAATGAAAGTAAAAGCCAAGCTAAGCGCACACAGCCCCCAATATAAAAAAGGCGACCGGAGCCGCCTTAAATAGAGAAGGATGATCGCCATCCCTCGACAAAGAACAAAAACCAGAGCGTCCCAATAAGCAGGGACATGGTTTAAGCTTTACGGATCAGGGAAATGACGATACCTGTAGCGGTCACCAGTGCGACTACCAACAACACTTTGGGAGAGGTTGAGGTTACATCGGCCTGAGCTGCCTCCATCGCTTTACCGGCTGCATCCGCGAGACCAGTTCCCTCGGCCATGGCCGCATTAGCAGACAGACCACACACAGCCGCAATACATGCATTACGGAACAAACCTGATACTTTTTTCATTTTTTATCCTCTTTTTGCACCAACAATTACACGGGCAATTGCGCCCAACTTTACGCCTAAGACCCAAATAGCAAGGCCAGAGCCAAAGGCTATTCCCACGGTGGATATATCGAACTGGAACCAGTTTGATATATCCGTGAGTCTGGAATGCTCCTGAACAGTCAGCAGCACATATTTACAGGCATCCCCCTCGGATAAACGGGCATATCCTTCGGCGGTAATATCAAGACAAAGCATGGTCGCGCCCTCGTCGTCGCTCGCTGCGCGCTCTCGCTCCTCCTCCTCGCGGCGCGGTGGTTAAACCGGTTTTTTGCTGGCCTGATAGCCAACAACAACGTTGCGGGTCGGGTTCTGCGGGTCGGCTTCCAGCACCAGATCAATGGCGACCAGCTTGGGGCAGTCGGCCATCTCCTTGATGGTGGCAGCATCATTGCGCAGGGCCAGCTGGCGAACTTCGTAGCCCCAGGAGGTGATATTGCACTCGGGCTTATTAACGTTATTGGCCGGAGCCAAGTACTCGACCTGTGCAAAATCATACGGAACCGGCGAACCCGATTTACGAGATACACCAAAGCCATGAGTAACGCGCGTTACCAAAATACCTGTGAGCAGGGACATATTACTTACCTCGTTGAAGAACCATCATTAGGTCGAAATTAGACAGTGTTCACCCGATATAAACTCGGGTGGTAACGGCATTCTTAACCGCGCGGGAATATCATCTTCTTTTAGGTGTGCAGTTAATTGGTTAACAATCACTGCCGGGGCTAACCCTTCAATATTTGCTAACCAATTAACGAGCCGGCCGGCCATGCGAGCCATATTGAATACAGCGTTATCACGACTGGTTTTGAACTTGTTCTTAAATGTGGTCACACGAACAGGTTCGACATCGGCCTGCTTGAGTGAATCCAGCCATTTAGCAAACTGCGGATACATCCCGGCAAAGAAAGGATCCGGATTAACCAGAACCTCCAGTGGGATCACCCGGTCTTTGTTATGTAGCTCGCCTTCGGCGCGCACCCAGTTCGGATGCTCGGTCGATTGCATCTGCTTACCTTTCTCATACACCCGGGCACATTTGCCATTGATGCGGCTGCCAACATAGAACGAGCATCCCTTGGTCGGGGCCATGCCATAGCGCTTGGCAATCCCTTTGGAGATCTCGGCTATCACGAATTCGCCCGACTCGATCTTCATCCATGACGGAGCACGGCCACGTTCTGGATGGAATTCCCCAGACTCAGCACCGGCGATCGCATCTTGATAGGAGATCACGTCGCCGCTGTAGTCATCGAGCGCCAAGTCGACCCGGGTGATGCGAATGGATGGAATGTGAGAGATAACATCATGCAAAGCTTGGAAATCGAGGGCCGCACAACCCACGCCAGAAAAACTCACCATGCAGCCATGGTTGGCCGCCCCCCAACCAATCAGACCGCAGGGCAGGCCATCACAAAGCAGATCTGCAGAGTGGGTATAACCATGCAGGCCAGAACGACGCGGACGCATCGAAAAGCGAGGGGCGGGGATAGGAACCCCAATCCGGGTATTCAGCTCCTCAAGCCACAACTCGATTTCGGCACAGCACAGGGCATCAAGAAACTGAACCCCATAGCTGTCGATCAAATCGTTGTAGGCTTCCCAATACTTGGCGCCTTCGACCACCTCGAACTGGGAGAACTCCAGCAGGGTAGAGCAGACCGTCTTCAGCTCTTTACGGACATCAGCGCGAGACTTGTACCCAGAGTGCAGCACTTGTTCCAGCATGTCCGCCATGGACGGCGTGCATACAGGGGAGGGGGCTTTACAGATCACAGGCTGGGGTGTGGCCTTGTCACAAAGGCGTTCTGTCACCTGATCAAAGCGGGTGAGGGGATTGAACCCAGCCGGGCGTTTCCAAAGATAACGCAGTTCATTGACCGCTGGAGTTGAGAACGCCGCCTGAATAGAGGGATTGCTGGTCTCGAAACGTGGGATCGCTTTTAAGAACGCACCTTGCTTGGCCAGCTCGGTCATCCGGCGTAACTCATCGGGCGACCATGTGAATGACAGATAGTCGATCAGGGTTTTGTTGCCGATAACGCTATTTATCGGCATTACGGCGCCAGCATTATGACCAGTCATCGAAGAAGACTCCCTGATCATAGAAACCTTGCCATGTCTCTTCGGTAACCTCGACCAGCTCGAAAGCGGTATCTGGATACGTCATAGAGAGGAACACCCGCAGTTCGTAGAGGTCGCGGAACATCTCAACCTGACCCGCGATACAGGCGGAGTAATCGCCAGTCGGTTCAGCCTGCCAATAGACCTTGCGCTCGGTGAGCGCAGGCAGATCTTGGTTTTGTGGGCTAAAGTAGGTCATGGGTAGATAAGATTTATTATGAACTGACTGGATTGAATCAGATCTAAATCTAACTAACAACGGATGACTTTTAGCCCAAATAAGTGTGTGATATGCCCACTGAAGCAAGCGAGGAAACAGCAAAATGGACTCAAAAGCCCTGATTCAGGCGTACATGAGAACCAAAAAGCTCACCCAATATCAGCAAGTTGCTGCTGAGCTTGGTTTTACCAAATCGCACATCTCCAGTTTGACCACTGGCAAAGTGCAACTCACTGATGCCACAGCAAAAAAGATTGCCGCAGAGATCGGCCTAGACGTTCAAGAAGTACTGTTAAATCTGGCAGCTGTCAGAGAGACAGACCCAGAGCTAAAACAGGCTTGGTATGACATTTTAGCAAAGTACACAAAAGGTACAGGCACAGCTGTAGCCCTTGCGGTTGCTATGTTCCTGACCCCTAGCCACGGGACTGACATGACTGCGCATAATGTATATTATGTTAAATTAGATATCTTGTTTTCTGTTCCCACTAAGTGA